AACGGCGATTTGTATGTAGATGAAGTGTTTTGGATGAACGACTTTGACAAGGTGTGGCATGTTGCCAAGGGCATGGCCAGCCATAAACATTGGACCCGCACATTAATTAGTACGCCAAGCAGTAAAAGCCATGAAGCCTATACCATGTGGAGCGGCGAACGTTACAACAAGGGCCGTAAAGATGAAGATCAACAAGAGTTAACTGCTAACCATGCCACATTGCACGGTGGCCACTTGGCAAAAGACCGCATTTGGCGCGACTTTGTAACGGTGCAAGATGCTGCTAACGATGGTTGTGACTTATTTGATATTGAAGAACTCGAAGAAGAAAACACGCCTGATGAATTTGCCAACCTGTATATGTGCCAGTTTGTTGATGACAGCCATAGTGTATTTAACCTGGCAACGCTATTGGCATGTGCCACTGACAGTATGCATTGGAAAGATTACCGCGAACGTGCAGCACGGCCATTTAATAACCGCGAGGTTTGGTTAGGTTACGACCCTGCCCGTACCCGTGACGATGCCACCCTAGCGATTATTGCCCCACCTGTATTACCGGGTGAAAAATTTAGAGTATTACAACGGCTGTATTTTAATGGCAAAGACTTACGCGAACAGTCGGTAGAAATTGAAAAAGTTACCAAAAAATACAATGTGAAACACATCGGCATTGACGTAACCGGTATTGGTTGGGGCGTTTACGATTTAGTAAAAGTGTTTTACCCACGCGCACTGGCCATACATTACAGCCCTGAAGTTAAAACAAAATTGGTGCTTAAAATGATGGATGTCATTGGTGAAAACCGTTTTGAATACGATGCAGGCGATAAAGACATACCCCAAGCATTTTTAAGTGTGAAAAAGTTTGTAACAAGCAACGGGCAAATTAGTTATTGCGCCCACAGAAATTCAGACAGCGGCCATGGTGATGTGTTTTTTGCTATCTCTCATGCCATTTACAAAGAACCTATTAGCCACAACGGCCGCAAATCTAGTTTATCTATTGCAGCTTAGGAGCCCAATTTGAACACGCAAGACAAACCAAGAATTACAGTACGTAGCAATCAATTTTCGTTTGGTGATCCTGAAACGGTGTTAACGGGGCAAATAGGCGATTACTTAGGGATATTTACCCACAATGGTGATTACTACACCCCACCCATCAGTTTAACTGGTTTGGTTAAATGCACTCGCGCCAATGCTCACCATGGCAGTGCGTTGTTTTTTAAAATGAACATGGCCACACGTTATTTAAAACCTAATACAGCTATTTCTTTGGCTGAATTTAGAAAGTCTGCTTATGATTGGGGCTGGTGCGGTCAAATGTACTTTAGGCAGCGTAAAAACGTTTTAGGCGGCTTTTTACGGCTTGAGCACTTACCCGCTTTATACATGCGTAAAATGTCACCTAAGCATGGTAGCAATCGTTTTTGTATGCTGCTTGAAGGTGCTAAACGTATGGACTTTGAACAGGATGAAGTGATCCACATTAAAGAATACGACCCAATTCAACAAATATATGGCTTACCTCAGTATTTGGGCGGTTTACAAAGCATGTTACTCAATGAAGATGCCACCCTGTTTAGACGCAAGTATTACAGCAACGGTGCACACATGGGTTATATCTTTTTAAATACGTCGGCTGAACTTAGCGAAGATGATGAAATAACACTGAAGGACCAGATCACCAAAAGTAAGGGTGTGGGTAATTTTAGAAGTATGTTTTTAAGTTTACCCGGTGCAGAAAACGAATCGATTAAAATCATTCCCGTAGGTGATATTAGTACTAAAGATGAATTTCAACGAGTAAAAGATATTACGCGTAACGATGTATTGGCCATGCACCGCATTTATCCTGCGTTGGCTGCAGTGATGCCCGACAATGAAGCGGGGTTTGGTGACATTGAAAAAATCAGCAAAGTGAATTACCACAATGAGGTGGTACCGGCGCAACAGGTGTTTTTGCAGTTAAACGATTATTTGCCCGGCAACAAACAAATTGCCTTTGATGTGCCTGAATTTTTGACTGACGAAAAACCCGATAATAGCAAAAGTAAAAAAGGTTAATTTTTAAGCGTTAATTTAAACGGTAATGGTTTGCAGAATAGCGTTGTTTTGCATACCAAACTGCAGGTAATAGCGGTTTGGTTGATGGGTGGGCAATGCTTGGTTATTCTGTTGTTACACCACCATCAAGAGCACTCACCATGCGAATTAATTGCCCACATTGCGGCCAAAAAGCGGTTATTACCAGCCGCGACGAACAATCAACTACGGTAGCTAATTTGTATTGCAGTTGTACCAATACAAAAGCGTGTAGCCATTCGTTTGTTTTTACCTTGTCGTTTAGCCATTCGATTAATCCACCTGTTACTACTACTTTAGAAATGGCCGCTAGTTTGATTAGGTCTTTGGGTGCGAATGAGCGGCAGCAATTGTTGAATATTTAGGGTTTTTAAACGTGATAACAGTTAAGTTTTAAACCATCTCTTAGTCTGCATCCAGTCATTGTTGTTAAATGTCCACATTTACATTTCACTTGGTAAATAGCTTTTCTGTTTTTATTGGTGCCTAAGTCTTTTATTACTTGATAGTCACCAAACAAATCACTATTAGTCAGCTGCTTTCTGCTTTTTAATCCTAACACCTTAATATCTTCGTCACGCTTGCAACCACAAGATGTTCTAACTTTTCTACGTAATTGGCTGGCGGCAACATCTAAAATTTTTCCACAGTCACAGACACACTTATATAAAACGTGTTCTCCATTCGCTGCACCTTTCGAAAGCGAAATAACGGTAAGTCTCCCAAACTTTTCATTTTTGAATACGGGGATGTGATTATTGGCCATTTAGTTTGGTACCTTGCTGGTATTTATACATTTGCAGTACTTCGCTGGCGGTTTTACACGTTGTGGCCAACACGGGTATTTTTACACCTGCTGGTAATCTCTTTCCTTGATCAATTCTTCTAATTTTTCATAGAATAAATCTATTGGATATTTACTGTATATATTGTCAACATCTTCATATTTCATATCGTAATCCTTAGCGGTTTGCTCTATAAAAAATCTATTTCCTTTCATTCTGGTACCTCGCTGGTGTTTTTACCATTACGTTTAAGTGTTTGGTTTTTTCTACTGAGCCTTTCGATATGTATTAGCAATAACAAAATGATGATGATCAAGGTGGTGGTCATGCTGCATCTCCTATGTGTAGTTTTCCGTTGATGATTTTTAGCCCTGACTCTGGGGTAAAAATTGATTTGTTTGGATCAAAGAGTTCGTCAGTTTCTTCAAACCAGTCGTCGTTGGGGTCGTTTATGTGCATTTGGGTAAGTTGTTTGTGCCCATTATCGAATTCGACAATTTTTAATATCTTGTTGCTGCTTTGCCTGATGGACTTGCCTTGTTTTAATCGTTTAATTTGCCCTTTTATAAGCGGTGCTGGGCCACGATTAAGTAAAAATTCGGCTAGGGGTTGGTCTTCTGCGCTTATTTCGTCTAGATACTCTTGGGCTTGCTCGAATACCGGTGGTTTTGGGTAGTTAAAAGCAGGCACAAAAACTGTACCTTTTGATTTTGGTGGCTGCTCTGCATCGTTGTCGGTACAGTTATTGACAGTACTCCAAGGCTGCGCGGTGCCCGCTTCGCTTACAGCCTCACCCGCACTTCGCGCGGCTTTTAGAACGTTCAACGAGTGCGGCTTAGGACTTTGACCTTTGCGGTGCAATGTCCATGTGTCGCCACTGGTAATGATGCTGCCAGTGTAACTTTCAATACCGATGGCTTTGTGTGGCACAGCCTCGTTATAGCGATTAATGATGGGTTCGTCGGGTTTGAGTAACCAAATGGGGCGGCGGTTGCGGTTGGTGTTTACGCCGCCCATTTCCGTTATGTATTTATCCCACTTGCCGGTGTCTGCCCAAAAGCGGCATTTTTCAATTTCATCGTTGGCACAGGCCTTAACCGGACGTGTGTAATTTAGGTAGGCAATAACATGGGCGTTATTGGTTGCGGCTTTTTTTTCTAACACTAATTTAGTGCGCCAGGGGGCTATGTCTTCGCTGTTAAATTTGCGTAGTTCACGCCAAACACTAACCGACGGTTGGCCAAACGCTTGAAATGCTCTAATGCCCCAGCATTTGCGCCATGCTGTAATTCTTTTGGCGGCTTCGGCGGCTGAGTTACCATAATTGTCTTCGCCTATTTCTTTGCCATCTTCTTGGTAACCGTCGATGTTTTTGGATATATATTTGGCAATGTAGCCGGTGGCGCTGCCTTTTTTTGGATCGATATGTACCACGGTAACACGGTGCTTTTTTGCACCTTGTTCGTGGCCATCTATTTGCAGACCATAGTGGTTAAATAAATTAACGATGGTTTGGGTTTGTTCGGGTGCGCAAAACAGCATGTAATGCTGATGCGGGGTTTCGTCTTCGTGGGGCTCTACTACTCTAAACCCATACGGTTTCATTTCTAATTTGTCGAGCGCTGAACGGATTAATGCAAATACGTTGTTCAAATATCGGTTGGTTTCATCGGGTGTGGTGCCATTGTATTTTGGATTGGCAATAATTGATTTTTCGCCTTTCAATTTGCGGCTAGTTGTAGGGTGGCATTTACTCGGTGCGGTGACGGTGATAAATAAACCAGCGTGATCATGCTCTTTGGCAAAATCTTCACATCCGCGCATACGGGTCATTAATTCATGACGGCGTATTTTAGTGTTGGATACTGATTTATCAATCAGATTCAACAGTGGCACTTCTTGTTGGGTTTCCTCGTTATACGCCACCATTTGGCCTAACACTTTTAAACTTTCTTGATGGCGTTTTTCGTAATATTTATAGGTGTCGTTGCTGACATAACATTGTGTACCGCTGTGCACCACACCACATGCAATGGCGATTTCTTCATGTTTTTGGCGGTGTACTTTACGTAATTTACGTAACCACCATTTTTCACATAATAAACGCGCTAGGCCAATGTCGGCATGTTCAACGGTGAATTTTTCGATCGATAAACTTTGGTACTTTTCATAAATACCCATTTGATTGGGTATGGCACACGCCACCTGATACACCCGTTTCATTAGGTCATCTTCTTCAAATTCGTCGCGACCTGCGATGATCAAGCGTTGCAAAAATTGATACACCATACGCACCATTTCAAATGCGTAATCGCGCAATTCATTGTCGCTACGATCCCAAAAATTCTGTAAATCATGGGTGCTTGCTTGGTGGTTGTCTGATGTTGCCAATTTAAGGGTGGTGTGGCCGTCATCATGATAAATAACGCTTGCCTCGTTTTCGCCCTGGCTGCGTTTTACCGGCATCAGTTCTGATACTTGCCAGTATTCGAGTAATTCTAATAAATAGCTATCGTGCTGTTCTTTGGCGTGGCAATTCAGGCCTTTTAATTCCGGCGCACTGCCAAATGTCATATGTAAATATTCGTCATCCACAATCATGTCAGTGGCTTTAAAGATCAGCGGGTTTTGACACAAAACGGCCATTTTTTTAGATAAGTGACGGTTATAAATGCCGGTTAAATATCGATTGGCCCGTTGACGTTTGGCGGTTTCGCCTTTTTTGTCGTTGTCGCTGCGGTACATGTCTTTGTATACCGTGGCCACCGCATTGCCCACTGATGTGGGTAATCCCCGTAAAATTTTAGAACGATGAAACCTGTCGCCGTCGTCGCCTAATTTCCATAAAGCTTTTTCGGCCTGTGTGGCCGACAAATCTAATTTTGTAAAATGGGGTGTACCGTCTAAATTTTTGCCAGATGTGCGCAACGGCCACTGCAGCAAATGTTGGTGCATGGCCGGTATAAAGGGGTCGGGCATTTGGCGATTGGCGTACATGGTTTAGGCTATTTTTTCAAACATGTCATTTTGAACCATTTCAAGCCAATTTTGAGCGCCGTTTATGCTTTCAATTCTTGCAGCCATCACCTTCCACGCCAAGCTTTGTCCGGCGGTGGGTAATTTCCTTTAGCCCAATTTTTATCTATACCAACATTTCTGCCTATGTTTGTGCTATCTGCTGATGAAAGAGGCAATCTAGAAAATATATTAGGGTCAAGCATTCTCAATCCATGTAGTTTACAAGGGGGTTGCCCGTAATCGTTTACAACCTCGTTTAGAGCAAGTCCGATTTTGGCCCACCACTGCTTTGTACCAACTTGCCAAAATGCCCCACTTGAACCGATGCAAACAGTTGGCCACGTGTGGCACAAGCCATAAAACCGCTCAATGCTTTCGTGCATGTGCCATACAGGTGCGCTGTATTGCTTTTCGTGTGGCCATTCATTTATTAAACCATCGTTGTCAATTTCGTCACCATCAATAACATCTGGAATCACAGCAAAGTCAAAACCTGGTGAATCCTTTAAACTTTCAACCCAATCATAAACTGGTTGCCAATCTGTAATTGGATTGCCGCTCATAAAGGCTGGAAATGCGCCATTATCCAAAGCGAAAGATTGGCAAACATCTAAAACAATATCAGTTTGGCTTTTATGCCCGAAACTTATAAATGCGTGTTTTCCAGCAATAACTTGGGTGATGCGCGTTGGTGTTATTGGTAATCCGTGATAGTGAATCATTAAGCAACATTCCTTTCTATTGGCGTTACGCAAAGTTCTGGTAAATTTGCTCTTACTAACGCTTCTGAAAAAACGGGGGGTACAGCATTGCCACATCTAGCGACTTGTTTGGCCTTACTGATTTTTTTACCTTGTTGATCAACATCTATGATGTAGTCATCACGAAAAGATGAGGCGGTGAATAATTCTCTAGGCGTTAGCATGCGCATGCCTATGTCTACAATTTGATATTTCTCACTGTTGATAATAACGATGCCAAAACAATCACTGGTTCTGACTGTGTGCAGTGGCTCGTTTAAGCTTGCGCCTGATTTGTCATTACCGTAATACTTAAGAAGAAATGCCCTTACTTCGCCTATGTGTAAACCACCACTGGTAATAGTGTGCAATGGGTCGTTTAAACTGCTACCCGTGCAGCCATTGCGCATTTTGATGATATGACTAGTGACCAATGCATTGTGATCAATACTGGTGACTGTGGGTAGCGGGTTCGTTAACTTGTCGCCCACTACACCTGTGTAGTACTTTGATAAAAAAGCACATACCAAAGCAAAATGACCGCCTTTAGGTTGGGCGCAAATTGTTCTTAATGGCTGGTTAATGTCCATATTGCGCTGCTTACTTGCATTGGCGTGTTCGGTAATAAAACAACTTTTATCAGCAGGCACTAAATAAGGTGTATTGGTTTCAAACACAAATTTTTGAATACCTTTAGCTATGCGCTTTAGCGTGTTTTCGGCTAATGGTTTTTTACGTTCAAATATAGATGGGCACGGTATGGACCAGTCAATGCATTGTGCCGCTGTTTTGTAGGGTTTAAGTTTTAGGCTTTTTACTAATTCGCTATCTGGCGCTGCATGGGTAGGTTTTGGCCATACTATTTTTTGACTGTCGCACCTGGCAATTAAAAACAGGCGTTTACGAATAGTGGGGGCACCAAAATCACAGGCGTGTAATATTTTATGTTCAACTTGATAACCGTGGCGTTGTAATGCCCTGATAAACGAGGCAAATGTTTTACCTTTATTGATTGGGCAGGGTTTACCCTCTTGAGTGATTGGCCCCCACGTTTTAAATTCTTCAACATTTTCTAACATGATCACACGTGGTTTTACCGTTGCTGCCCAGCGTAATGCTATCCATGCCAAGCCACGTATATTTTTGTTAACTGGCTTACTACCCTTGGCTTTACTAAAATGTTTACAATCAGGGCTAAACCACGCCAATGAAACTGGCAATCCATTGACCGCTTTAATGGGGTCTATGTCCCATACTGATTCACAGTAATGTTGTGTGCTGGGATGATTCATTTGGTGCATAGCAATGGCATCGGGGTCATGGTTAATTGCTATATCAACATGCCTACCTGTTGCTTGGTAAATCCCCTCGCTGGCACCACCGCCACCGGCGAAGTTGTCGACGATTATTTCGTTGAATAAACTAGTCATAGTATTTCACCATAATACTTTTCTAATTCGCGCTGCTCTTTAATGAGTTCTATTTTTGCGCGTGCGTTCATGTTCCTTTTATCAACATCAGTTGACATATGGCTTTTAGGTAAAGGTTCTGGGGGTTTTATAGTGGATGATTTACCGGCAATTACTTTTAGAATTTTGGCTTTTGGCTTTTTTGTACCTGAATATTTACCTGTCGACTCGTATTCTTTTCTTACACACCCGCACCCAAGCACCACACCTAAATTGTATTTAGTAACAAACCGTTGTTCGCCACAAATACAGCGGCATAGATATTTATGATTGCCTTGTTCGGATGCTTCGCTTAATACCAACCAGTTTTTGTATTTTTTGCCTATTTCAACATTCATGTTGTTGGCTCCAATTCTTCTTCGTCTGAGTCGTAAAAATCAGCGGGTACGGTGGTGATTTTTAGTTGAATCTGTATTTCTTTACCTTCAAGCATCACGCGACCTAGTGATACCCAGTTGTCGGGGTAATCACCGGCTAACATGTCGGCTATTAAAGGTTCGATGTTATCAACGGCGGTTTTTGCTACTTCTCTGGCTCCACTCATACATTGCCCCTATTGCACTTTATGGGCTGGAATGTTGGGCATGCCTTGCGACCAGCTTTGCAATAATGCGTTTAGTGCGCTGGCGACTTCTTGACGTTGGCAATTTGAAATGTATTGCATACGGGCTTGCTCGGTGATGGGGAAAACTACCAGAGAAAAACCAATTTCTTTGCCTGTTGCCTCGCGTAAACAGTTGGCTATGTCTTTGGCGAGGGGCTGCAATAACTTTGATATTTGTTGGTCTTGTTTGCTCATGGGTTTACCCCGTTTTTGGCTATGCGGCTAAGTGCATTTTTAACTTCCAATTTGGCAGATAGGGCTGGAAAAGTTTCTGTAAACAACTGCGAATCACTTAATCCGTGTTTACGGCCTTTCATAACTATTAACCTTTGCTTGAGGTTGAATGTTGCAAATACGCTTTGGTCTGGACCACTCGACATGTCTACACCTAACACTTTCGGTTTATCGCACAACTGCCGGTGCCAGTGCATATGCAGGGTGCTAATTTTGGCTACCAGTGTGTCGCCTGCAAAGCTGCGAGGGTTGGCCCGTTCTAGTAGTTCGTTTAGCAGGTTTTCGGCGCTTATATTTTGCGACATTAGGTGGTTTAGACTGCGAATTAGCTGCTCGTTGTGGGCTTCTAATTCGGCAATTTGTAGGCTATTCATGCGTTGCAGTCTCTACACGTTTACTATCTGACCAATCACCATTTGGTATGTTTTGCGGGTTACCTTGTTCTAAATGTTGCAATGCCCTTTGCAGCATATCGTTTAGGTCAATAAACCCTGCGTGGTCGGCTATGCCGCTACAAGTGGTTAATACTTCTTCAGCCATAATTTGGCTGTTGATAGTGGGCCGTCTTTTGTGAAACAAAATGGCTTCGTTAACTTGGGCTAAAATTGCTAGGTGTACTTTGCTGCGTATGCACATGGTGGTGGTTCCTTTTGCTTTACGATTAACGTGGTTTATTTACTACTTAGGAAGTTGCGGCCATTTACCGCCTGTTTTTAGGATTTGTTTCATGCTGTCTTTAGGGTGGTTTACGTCCCAAGCTCCCCAGTAACGGGATACGATCGGCTTTTTTAATCTGGCGTGTGCCATGCCTAAATCGAGTGCTGAAACAAACGCAAAATTTTGTCCGTTGGTTTGGCTAAACGTACAACCACACTTGGGGTGCGCGTCGTCGAATAACAGGTTGTTTATTTCTAGTTGCATGGTGGTGGTCCTATTTTTTGGTGATGGGTAAATGAATATGTTCGTGGCTATTTAAATGCGCGTGGGCTTTTGGGCTTATGTCGGTGCCTATGGCTATTCGTGCATTAAAATATGCTTCTATTAATCCGTTGCCGCTGCCAAAAAATGGGTCGGCTACGGTTTCGCCTGGCTGGGTAGATTGCAAAATTAAATCCCTGTATAAATCACGGGGTTTTTCGGTGGGGTAGCCGTTGCGCACTCGTTTATGGCGTAGCACGTCGCACATGCCTAAGTTGTTTAGTTTGCGTTTGCCTTTTTCTAAAAACATCACCCATTCGGTTTGATTTCGGTAGTGGTAACCCATGCCCATGGCGCATTTGTCCCATGTGATGAATTTCCAGAATTTAAAGCCGCATTGTTCTGCTATGGGTTTGATTAACAGGCCCGTTTCTTGATCGCACATGACGTACATGTGGCTGTTGTCGGCTAGTACTCGGTAGGCTTCGATAAAGAAGTCTAAAAACCGTTCGTTGGGGAATATCTCGAACCACTCGTTTGAACTTGCATCGCTTTGTTTAAGACGGGTGGTGGTGCCTTTGGCGCGGTGCTTTTCTAGGGATTGATAAGCGGGATCGGTAACAATTAGGTTTACCGATTGGTCGGGTGTCATGTGTAGCCATTCCACTGCGTCTTGTTGGTGTACGGTGATGCTATTGGTGATGCTATTGGTGATGGAACTTTGCATTATCCTTGCCTTTGTAGTGGTGGTTCTTCTGTAATTTCGTGCTGTTGGTTATGCAGCTGACGTTGTTGGTCGTAGCGCACGTTTTTAAGTGCGGTAATACGGTCGATTTCTTCTTGTTCGGCTGGCTGTAACGGGGCTCTTTGGCCAATGTTCCAGCTAGCCAGTGCAAATACGCCTGACTTTTGCAGTTGCACAATGATTTGCTCAAAACGCTGCAGGGCAATAAACACTTGTTGGCGCTGTGCACCGGTTAATTCGCTTAGGTTTTTGGATAAGTCGCCACGCTTTAAATGTGCTGCTAAATAAATGGCTTTTTTTATGTTGGGGTCTAGCCCTGCAAAAATAATATTGAGGCTGTTTTGTTTGCCGCTTTGCAACTGCGCCTGCAAGTCGTCAACCCATTCGCTAGCACTTTTGTGCGGTGCTTCTTTGGCAGCTTTGTCACACGACTTTTGCCACAATTCTTGGGCTGACTGTGGTGTGCGAGGTGCATTTAGGGGCAACACTTCCCCGACTTGCGCGGTATTGTTTTGCATGGTGGCAACCTTTTAAGTTAAAAAAGGCAGTAGAGAAACTCTTAAAAACTCTACTGCCAAGGCAGGAAACTATTAAGCGACGCGTTGTTGTTTTTGTAGGTCTGCTAAGTGGGCTTTTCCGTAGCGTTCATGCCATCCGAAACAACCTAGCTTTTTCCATTCTTCAAGTTCGCTTTGCCAAAATGCAACGCGACCTGGGGATGTGTGATGTTTGGGCGGAAATTGACCATTGTTGACCATGGTTTCGATGGTGCGATTTGACTTGCCCACAATTGGCGCCGCTTCTTTTACTGTTACGTGGCGGTCTTCTGCTGTTATTTCTTGGCCACATGCGTTAAGTATTGGGGTATGTTTCATGGCTTAAACTCTTCTAAGTGGGGTGGGAAAATCGCGTACTTGGCTGGCAACTTCGGCGTCCAGATTCATTAGGCAACTGACCATTGCAAATACACGCTGCTGTATAGCTAGGCGCTCGTCTGAGTCGATTACGCCGTCTTTTCTGGCGTCTTTTAGTTCTTTGCCTATGTCGCCAAAGTTTTCTGCCATCAGTAATATTTGGTCGGTCAGTTCGTCATCGCTTACGCTGCCTGCGGGCAAATCAAACAAGGCTTTACCGCGCATTGCTGCCCATGCTTCTAACTGCCTGTCGTCATCTAGCTCGTTAGATAGTGCAATGGCATTTTCGAGGGTTTGGTGATTGGTTTCACATTCGGGGT